GACCTTACTGGGGACGTAACTGGTAACGTGACTGGTAACCTCACTGGCGATGTGACTGGCGATGTGACTGGTAGTGCAAGCGAAAATGTGTTAAAGTCTGGAGATACAATGACAGGCGATTTAGTTATGGGTACAAACTCTATTTTTTTAGGAGGTACAGGAGCAGATAACGAATTTAATGACTATGAAGAAGGTACGTGGACACCAAGTTTAATTACAAACACAGCGATATCAAATATCACAGTATCTTACAACAAACAATATGGTTATTATACTAAAATAGGGGACACAGTAAATTGTGTTTTTTATTTATATCTTTCATCTTTTTCTTACACAGGTAGTCCTACAGGTTTTGTATGTTTGGCAGGTTTTCCTTTTTCGGTTTGGACAACAATTTCTGATTTAAAAAAGAGCAATAACGGAAACATAACACATAAAAATGGTATGAATAGTCCTAATTATTCTACAACAAGTCATAATCAACTTTACTTACAATATTTCGCAAGTTCAGCAACACCTAACGACTCCAACTCCCTTAATATAATGGCTCAAAATGGTTCAAGTCCTAATTATAACTTTTGGAACGCAGTAGTAATGGTAAACCATATAATGGGAAGTTTTCAAATAAAAGGAAACATAACATATAAAACAACCGATTAAATATAAAAAAATGGCTTTGAAAAAAACAATTGAAATAGTAAGTACTACAATATCTGGAGACTTTAAAAATATATCTGCCAAAGAGTTGACGATAGTAAAAGATGGCGATAACATAATTGCCCAAAGTACGCACAGGTCAATATATAAAATAGACCAAAATTTAGAAGATATACCAACCGAATTACATAGTTTGTGTGAAGCAATTTGGACAGATGACTTAAAAGCAGAATGGCAATCTAAATTAGACGAAGCGAAGGTGTACGCAGAAGAAAATTACGGAGAAACACTAAATGAAAAAAGTGAATAATGAATTTAACTGATTTAAAAATATATGGATTGAATTTAAGTGCGTTTGCAATAAGTTTCACGGAAGTGGAAAATGCGTTAAAAATTTTGTTACTTGTTGTGTCGATAGGATATACCATACAAAAGTGGAAAGAAGTTAGAGACAAGTAGGCAATAAAGTTGCCAAGTTCGGAAGTAAAAACGTGCCAAATACCGAAGTTATGATTAAGGGATTACGAGATTTAGCAAATTGGTTAGAAGACAAAAAATGTAAGTTGCACTTTTGGTGGAACAATATATTAGAACTTTTAAAAACCAAATGTCAATGCGAAAGATTACAAAAATAATAGTTCACTGTACGGCTACAAAAAAGGATCACGATGTTACAGTTGAGGATCTACGAAAGTGGCACGTTGAGGAGAGAGGTTGGAGCGATATCGGCTACCATTTTTTTATTGATTTAAAAGGAGAAGTACACGAATGTAGACCAATCGAGAGAACAGGTGCTCACGTTAAGGGAGAAAACCACGACAGTATTGGAATTGCTTATGCAGGAGGTTTGGGAGATGATGTTGCGTGGCACGACACAAGGAATGAGGCACAAAGAACGGCATTAGAGGACCTTTTATGTTATTTAAAGGTATTATACTCCCAAGCTAAAATTTATGGGCATAGAGATTTCAGCAGTAAGGCTTGCCCAAGTTTTGATGCGAGAGAAGAATACGAGTGGATCAGTAACCAATTTTAATATGAATTTTGAATTAAATTTTATTATTTTATTTCCAAAGTCGTTTTTATTAGGCATTGGATATATGGAGCCAGAGCCAAAATTTGAATATGAAGAGATAAACATTTATTTAGGTATTATACAAATACAATATCGGTGGCAATGAAAAAAAATGTTTCAGCATTTATACCAAAAGTCAAAAAAAAACGTAAAGGTATACATTCAAAAAATGCGAGTAAAGGTCAAACTAAATATAAACAAAAATACAGAGGGCAGGGCAAATGAAAAAAATACTTGATTGGTTTAGCGGAGGAGTGATTAAACAAATTGGCGATGTCATTGATGATCTTTTTACAAGTGATGAGGAGAGAGCAAATGCTAAAATTAAAGTTCTGGAGGTTTTAAAACAACAACAATTAGAGTTACAGAAATTACAGACAGAGATCATTGTAGCAGAGGCAAGCGGTAATTGGTTACAGAGATCGTGGAGACCAATACTAATGTTGTCTTTTGGTTTTATTGTTATTTATGTGAAGTTTGTTGCACCTTTGTTTGATCTTAAAATACCAGAATTGGAAAACGAGTTTTGGGGTTTATTACAGATTGGTATTGGTGGCTATGTAGTCGGTAGGAGCGCAGAAAAAATAGCTGACAAGATTACCATTAAAAAATAAACTTGACTTTTTAAAATTTTTTATATATCTTCGACATCTATTATATCAATTTTTTTTCGATATAAAGAGAAAAAACCAGATATATTGAGATAAATACGCAATAACTATATAAAATTATGAACTTAAAACTCACTATCAATCATTTAGGAAAAAAAGAAAGCAAACACGATGCTGACAAGGATATGTATTTTATTTCTTTTAAAACATACAATGCTGAAATTTCTGGTAAATTTGAACGTAGTGAAATACGTCACATAATTCAGCAGTTAGACAATGCAATTTAATGCCACGAAAACCAAGCCGTAAAACATTAGTCAATAAAGCAGACAAGGTATTTTCAGAATACATACGGAGGAGGTATGCAGACGATAATGGAGTAGCGGAGTGCTTTACTTGTGGCAAAAAAGATCATTGGAAAAAACTACAATGCGGACATTTTCAATCCAGAAAACATTACTCAACTCGTTGGAACGAGGATAATTGCCAAGTACAGTGTGCAGGTTGCAATGTGTTTCGATATGGAGAACAGTACACATTTGGTCGAAATTTAGACATCAACATTAGAGAGGGTTTAGCAGAGGAGTTAAACATATTAAGCAACAAGATCGTGAAATACGATAACAACGATTTGATTTCATTAATTGATTATTATAAAAATAAAATTGCAGACTTATAAATTTTTACTATATTTGATTGTCTTTTAAGTTATCTATTAACTACGGAAAGGAGGTTAACCAATTTGGTTGCCTCTTTTTTTTTGAATTTTTTTTACAAATTGCTTGTATTATTAAATTTTTTTAGTATCTTTAACGTATTAATAATTTAAAAGACGAATAAAATGACACTATTTCAATCAACAACAGGGAGACAAAATATACTTGTTTCAATCGATTTAAACCAATCAGAATTAGAAGACAAACTTTGGAATTGGATAGAACAAAAACACACAGAGATTTTTTGGGACATTGAGATGCACGAGGGTGGATCAATTAGAATTGAAGCTGACACTATTGAGTTTAGCGGAGATAATGGGATCTTTACATTGGAGGCAATAGATACAGAAACAATTTAATAGTTATGACACATACAGAGGATTTAATAAGATTAAAAGATGCGAGGATTGAAGCGATGAGCAGAGAGATCCAGAAACTAAATGATAAAATTGAGTTTTTATCTGCACAATTAGAAGTAGCAAAAGAAGTAACATTTAACAATTAATAAAATGAATAAAAACAAGTTAGTAGATTTATACAGAAAATATGAGTTAGAAAAGGAGGACTTTTTTAAACATCAACACTACACGATCATTACACGACAAGGTATTGATAAAATACAAGCTATTGAGCAGATGAGTGTAGATTATGAGGTAATAAGATGCGAGCCAAGTTTCGCAGTATTTAAAGCAATCGCAACCAAAGGAGATAAAACTATACAAACCTTTGGATCAGCATTGAAAGGCGAGGGATATAAGGACGGCAATACCAATTCGTGGTATGTTGCAGAAATGGCTGAAAAAAGAGCAATGAGCCGAGCGGTGCTTAAATTGACAGGCTTTTATGAGTTGGGAGTTTTTGGAGAGGACGAGAGTGAGAGTTTCCAGAAACCCACAAAAGGTCAAACTTACGGCAGTAAACCGACTATTCAGAAAATAAATAAATAACATAAATTAATATAATAAATAACATAAAAATGAGTAAAAGTAGTGAATTAGTAAAAGGAATGTTTATAAATGACGGCAACGTTGATTGGGTAAAAATGGAGTTAGCATTTAAGGTTGACGAATTTGCAAAAATGTTAGTTGAGTACAAAGATGTTTTTGAGGCTAACAAAGGATATGGTAAAATACAGATTTGTGAGAGTAAAGCAGGAAAACTTTATGCATCACTTTCAACTTTTAAACCAACACCTAAAAATGATGTCGCAGTTGAGGATCATTTGAAAGGTCGAGAAGAGGAGGCAGACCTGCCTTTTTAATTTAATTTAAGAAGAGGAGAGCTTAACGGCTCTCTTTTTTTTGCTTTAAATTTGTATATTCAAAAAAATTTAATAATTTTATAAAAAACTAATAAAAAATGTTAATAGATTTCAATAACGTAAAAGACAAACTAAATAAGATACGAACAGGAGAGATTAAGGAGGGCGAAAAAATTGGGTTTCCTGCAATAGATGAGTTTATAAGATTTAAAGAGGGTAACTTTAATGTGATTTTAGGACACGCAAATGTAGGCAAGACGACAGTTATTCTTTACCTTATGTTAGTGTTTGCTAAACGGCTTAAAAAGAGGTGGCTAATTTTTAGTAGCGAGAATGAGCCACATAGTATATTGCGAAAGTTAGTTGAGTTTCTGGAGCAGAAACCAATAACCAAAATAAGTGAGGAGGTTTTTAATAAACATTTAGATTTTATTAACGAGTATTTTAAAATTATTGACAATGGGCAATTATACACATACAGACAGATTATTGAGTTGGCAACGGCATACAAAAAAGCGTGGAATTATCACGGATTGCTTATTGATCCGTACAATAGTTTAATTAAGGACAACGAACTAATGAAGAGTTTGGGAGGTCACGAATATGATTACCAAGCAACAACAGAGATGAGAGTTTTTAGCAAAACATATGGAGTTACAACGTGGTTAAATACCCACGCAAATACCAATGCGTTAAGACAGAAACACGTAATTGGACACGAGTATGCAGGACACCCTATACCACCAATGGCATCAGATGTTGAGGGCGGTGGTAAATTCGTTAACAGAGCAGACGATTTTATTGTGATACATCGCTACATACAACACCCTGCGGATTGGATGCAGAGCCATATTCACGTTAGAAAAATTAAAGAGATTGAAACAGGAGGTAAACCCACATCAATAGATGAGCCGATACGTTTTCGCAGTATGGTTGGGAATGTAGGTTTTGAGATTAACGGAGAGCCAATTCTGGAGAAACCAATCAAAGAAGAATTTAAACCACTAATTTCAGTATGAAGACACCAAAAAAATATACAGTCGATCAGAGGATCAAAAGACTGGAAAAAGCTGTTGGAGAGTTGTACATTTTAGTACATAAAATAATTAATAAAATTGAGCCAGACGAAGAGAAATAACGTAATTACATTGTTAGCACAGGACCACGATAAGTGGGTACGGATTGCCAAGTCATTTGGAGCGGATAGCAATGCCGAGGATATGGTGCAGGATATGTACATTAAAATCGATAGTTGGAAAGGAAAGTACAACAAGACATTGATGTTTAATGATACGGAGGTTAATTATTATTTTGTGTTCAAAGTTTTGCGAAATATGTTTCTGGATCAGTCAAAGAAAAAAAAGAGAATTATTTATACAGACGAAATTTACAATGAGCCAATTACTTTGAATGGAGGTTTTGAATATGAAGAGAGATTACAAGAAATAAAGGAGGACATTAAAAAGTGGCATTTATATGAGGTTAAAATTTATGAGTTGGTTTTTCTGGAGGGTTGGAATATGTCGCAACTTGCAGAAAAAACAGGAATAGATTACCACTCTATACGGAGAACAGTTTTAAAAATTAAAAAGATGTTAAACCAAAAATTAAAAAAATGAGAATAACAATTACACAAGAAGAAAAAAACAAGGTTTGGGAGTTTCTTAAAAAAAATGATATAGGAAACAGAGGAGATTTTGATGGCAAAAAAGTACATCAGTACATTGGGCTTTTGGGGGAAATGAAAGTACACCAATTATTCAAGCAGGATTTTGAGTTTAAAGATGGTTTTGACGGAGGGTACGATATGATGCTCGGAGACAAAAAAGTCGATATTAAAACAATGGGCAGAAATGTAGCAATGAAACCAGATTACGTTCACAATTTTTCTGGATTGCAAAAGCATTTCAAATGTGACATTTACATATTTGCTTCATTGAATAAAAAGACAAGTGATGTTACTGCTTGCGGTTGGGTTACAAAGGAGGAGTTATTTGAGAGAGCCGAGAAGTTTAAAAAAGGAACGAAGAGGCAAAGAGATAACGGGACGTTTACGGTTTTTGATTGCACTACCTATGAAATCAAAAATAAAGATCTAAACGATATAACAAAATTGTTATGAGGTTGGGAGATTTAGTTTACTATTTCACAAAATATACAGGCATTCGTTGGATCGTAAAAAAACTAACAAAAATTTATGGAGTTGAGGATTGCGGTTGCGACAGGAGGCGAGAAGAGTGGAACGAAATAAAAATTGACAGATTAGATAAATGGATAAATTAGACCGAAAGGATTGGGAGAAGTTTAGAAGTAGCAAAAAAAATGTATTAAGTAAAGAAGAGTTTACAATGGTTTGTGAATTACACGCAAAGTATTTTAACCACACCTACTATAAACCTTGTACTTGTAGCCCTAAAACAATTAAGAGTTGGATTGCTCAATTAAATGATTATTATGAGCAAGATCCAGACAACTAATAAATTTGAAAAAGCATTCGTTATGATGTTGAATACATTTGACGATTGGCAGTTGGAATGGGTTGGAGATGCTAACCTTTGCTATGATGCGATAGGTATTACACCAAAGGGCAAAAAATGCGTTATTGAAATGAAGTTCCGAAAAAAGTATTACGAAACCAAAATGTTGGAGGTTAAGAAATATAATGCTTTAATGGAGTTAGACTCCGATATTGTGAAGATTTATTTTGTTAGTGATCCAAAAGGCAGTTATTGGTTTTGGTTGGATAAGTTGAAAGACATTAAAGTTTTTGAGAAGAGTTGCCCTACGACTTCATATTGGGGAAACAATAAAGTTCAAAAGGAGGTTTTTTTATTAAAAGAAGACCTTGCAAGTATTGTGGACAAGGTTGGAGAGGAACGAGTCAGCATCTGGAAAGATTACTTTGACAAAAAGAAATAACATTTTTTTTACCTTTTTTTATCAAAAAATTTTGATAAGTCGTTTATACGTTGTATATTTGTTCAAGAATTAATGCTTAAAAGATAAAAAGATGAACACAAGTTACAAAAAAGGAGATGAGTTTAAAATCAAAAGAACATCGAGATTTGGTAAAGAAATTATTTCAGTTTTAAAAGTCGTATGCGTTTACAATGATAGTTTGTTAATGGACGACGGATCAACTATTCACTTAATAAACCTACAGTAAAATGGATAAGATATTTGAGACGTTTGGTTACCATATGGATATTATGTACCAAAACAAGTATTACGGAAGTATTAAGTTAGAAAATCCAGACAGAGAGACTATGGGTTACTGTGGTCGCAAAGAAATGGTGCTAACAGAGGATTGGAGTTACAAGAATAAAAAGTTAAAAGCAGGGACAAAGGTTGTTACAGAGTTGTACCCACTATGTGGCAAGATCAAAGGAGATTTTAAAAAGAAATTAGAAGTATTACAAAATAGTAGAATAGTTTATAACAATTAATTTAATAGATATGAAGACACAATTTATCGAGATTTACGAAAAGGAGTTAAAAGATGCACAATGGGAATTAGATTACCATACATCAAAAGTTGAAAAAGCAAAATGCTTGATTGAATTGTTTACCGCTAAATTAGAGGAGGCGAAACAACAATTAGAGTTGGACAAGGCTTTTGGAGATGAATGCTAAAATCGACCTTTTAAAAGATATGGAGTACTTGGCTGACATTGAGATGTTGAGTACTTTGATCCTTAACCAGATTAAAAAAAAGGAAACCAAAACCTTGACTGAAATGTCTGGTGCTATTTCACGAATTTTCTTTTATGTAAACAATCTGCAAATGGATCGTAAAATGTATAACAAGGCAATGAGTCAATACAGAGAGGATAAAAACAGAGCCGTATTAAGAGCGAGAAAAGCAGAGGAGAGAGTTGAAGAGTTGGAGAGTGAATTAAAAAAATGGAAAAAAATTTAGCAAAGTGCTTGTTATATTAAAAAAATTTAATATCTTTAACGAAGTTAATTAATAATTTAAAAGACAAAAAAATGAACAGATTTGAAAATTTACAAGAGGCAATCGAAATGATCGAAGAGGCAAAGGAGTTAATCGATCAGACGTTAAGAGGAACAGAGTATTACGATCACTACAAAGCGTATGCAAGTTATGGGTTGGACCAAGCGTTAGGTAACGGCAACCGATATGACAGTTCACTTTATCAAATAATGGAAAACTTATAAAAATGGAGATAGTAGATTACGGAAACCCTGCTTATGATCCAGAGTACGAATGCAGTTTTTGTGGAAAGCCAATGCATCAAGACAAACAATATTGTAGCGGAAGTTGTTTTGAGGGCGATATGCGATAATTTAAAAGATAAGAAAAATGAAAGAATTTAAAAAATTAAAAACAGGAATTTGGAGTCACGTTGATAAAAACGGACATATACATATTTTTACGAGTGACGAATTTATTAATCTTAACAGATTGCAGTTGTGGTGGTCTGTTGTTAAAAACAAATATTTTAGAATATGAAAATTGAGTTATTAGATAATAAGAAATACGACAAGGCAAAAGTCATTGATAAAATGACAGATGATGATTTCTATTACGGAGAATTAAACAGACTTGCATTGAGTAGCAGTAGCATTAAGCTATTGGTTGATAGTCCAAAGAAATACCACTACATTACCAAGTATGGGCAACCAGAGAGTCAAGGTTTAAGAGACGGAACACTATTACATACTTTAATTCTGGAGCCAGAGAAGTGGGACAAGTTTCATTTTGTAGATGTGGCAAGTAAAAATGCAAAGGCATACAAGGAGGCAAAAGCAGAGTTTGGAGTTGTATATACGAGAACAGAAAAAGAGAATGCGGAGAGAGTCGCTGACGCTTTATTAAAGAACGAAGTTGCTTTACGAATGTTAAGCGGTGCGAGTTTTGAGGTGCCGATATTGGGCGAGGTTATGGGTGTGCCGTTCAGAGGGAAAGCAGATATACTAACCAATAAAGGGATCACAGACATTAAGACAACAAGCGATATAAAGGCATTTCCATATTCAGCAAAAAAATATGGTTACGATATACAGGTGTACCTTTATTGCAATTTATTCAATGTTCATTACTCGGACTTCAAATTTCTGGTAATTGACAAGTCAAGTTTAGACATTGGAGTTTGGGACGTTAGCGAGGACTTTTATTTGGAGGGGGAGCGAAAGGTCGCATACGGAATTGGAATTTACAAGGATTTCTTTATGAATGGAGAGCCAGAGTTGGACAATTATATTATTAACGGAACATTATAAAAATGAATTTAAAAAAGATTATAAACGATTTTAGTTTTGAGTTTAACCTAAACTTATTTAAACATACAAGGAAGAGAGAATACGTGGAGGCAAGGGCGGTATTTTATTATTACCTACATAACTATTATCGAATGAGATTGACAGACATAGTGAATGAGGTTGAGAGATCAACAGGATATAAACCTAACCACGCAACAGTATTACACGCAATAAGAAACTACCCTGTTTATATAAGGTTTAATAAAAATCTGGAAACAAAGTTTTTGAGCTATTTGGATAGTGTAGGAGGTCAAAACAATAGGGTTGCTTTTATTCAGAGTGCTTTACCTAAACTAAACAATAGTGATGTTGATGCGGTGTACGACATAGTGCAGACGGCATACGAAGAGGTTAGGGCAGAAGAGGTCGAAGTTATAAAATAAATTTAAAAAATCGTTATAGAGTTATGCAAATCAAAAAAGTAAAAATAACAAGCATTAAACCAAACAAGGCTAACCCACGAATTATTAAGGATTTCAAGTTTGGCAAATTAGTGAAGAGCATACGACAATTTCCAGAGATGCTAAAAATACGACCAATAGTAGTAAACAAAGACAATGTTATTTTGGGAGGGAATATGCGTTACAAGGCAAGTCTGGAGGCAGGTTTGGAGGAGGTCTACATTATTAAGGCAGAGGATCTAACAGACGAACAACAACAGGAGTTTATTATTAAGGACAATGTTGGTTTTGGAGAGTGGGACTGGGATCAGTTAGCAAATGAGTGGGACACCGATAAATTAAGCGATTGGGGTGTAGATGTTCCTTTTACCGATGAGGAGGTTGAGGAGATGACTAACCCAGATAACATAGACACAGAGAATATATTTGCAACTGAATTAGATGCGGAAAGCAATTACCTTGTTTTGAAGTTTGACAAGGACATTGATTGGTTACAAGCCAAAACGATATTTGGATTGCAGACAGAAACTGCGAGGCGAGCCAATGGTAAAGAATGGAGCAAAGGAACAGGACGAGTGCTTAATGGGGTTGAAGCAATAAACAGGATCAAAAATGAGAGTTAAATTTTATGCACCTTCATATAAAAGACCAGAGAAGAGTATAACACAAAAAAAATACCCTTTTGTTAAATTGGTAGTCAAGGAAAGCGAGGCAGAGGCATACAGAAAAAATGGCAACGACATTGTGGTTTGTCCAGATAGCGCACAAGGAAACCTCTGCAGGGTTAGAAATTGGATATTAGACAACTTATTTGATGATGCGGATTGCATTGTAATTTTGGACGATGACTGCTCTGGAGTTGGGAGGTGGCAAGATCAAAAGAAAAAAGTTTTTAAGCCAGAAGAGTTGGAGGAGTTTTGCGAGAATGCATCAATACTTTGCAATGAGTTTGGGTTTAAGTTTTGGGGGTTGAATTGTGTAACGGACAAAGGAGCATACAGGGAGTACTCGCCTTTTGGAACATTACAATACATAGGCGGACCATTTCAAGCACACCTTAAAAACAAAATACGATACGATGAGGCATTACCTTTAAAAGAGGATTATGATATAACATTACAACACATAAAAACCAACGGAGGTTGTTTGAGGTTTAATTTTGCTCACTACCAAGTTAAACAATCAGAACAGGCAGGAGGTTGTGCGGCATACAGAAATTTAGATTACGAAAAGAGCCAATTTTTTGATTTACAAAGAAAGTGGGGAAAAGATGTTATTAAAATGGATAGCACGAGCAAGAGAAGTTTTGATTACAACCCAATAATGAAAGTACCAATAAAAGGAATGTAAATGAACAAAACCGAACAACATAAAAAAGCAATAATTCAAGCATTGGAGCAGAGTTTAGGAGTAGTTACTACGGCTTGTAAAAAGGTGGGTATTGGTCGAACTCAATTTTACCAATGGTTAAAAGATGATCCAGATTTCAAGCGAGAAGTTGAGGACATCAGCAATATAACATTAGATTTTGCCGAAAGTCAATTACATAAACAAATTCGAGAGGGTAGCACATCGGCTACTATTTTCTATTTAAAGACCAAAGGAAAAAAGAGAGGTTACGTTGAGAGGCAAGAGATTACAGGATTTGAGGGAACTAAACTTTTTGATGTTGAAATAATTAAAAAGATTGAAGACGAAGATACGGAGTAATGTAGTTTACGAACATTTACAAGATAGTACAAAAAAGATTGTAGTTGAGCAGGGAGGGACAAGATCTGGTAAAACTTACAATATTTTGTTGTGGCTTATATTTGATTATTGCGTAAAGAATGAGGGGAAAACTATTACGATAGTACGGAAAACATTTCCTGCAGTTCGTGGGACTGTGATGCGAGACTTCTACGATATACTCAAACAGAACAATCTATATTTTGAGGAGTTACATATTAAGAGTACACACGAGTATTACTTAAACAACAATCGTGTTGAGTTTATTAGTTTAGACCAACCGACCAAGATACGAGGGCGTAAAAGAAACCTACTATTTATAAACGAGGCGAATGAGTTGAATTTTGAGGATTGGCAACAGTTGATATTCAGAACAACAGAAAAGATTATAATTGACTACAATCCAAGTGAAGAGTACCATTGGATTTATGACAAGGTATTGAATAGGGAGGACGTAGAGTTTTACCAAACTACATACAGGGACAATCCGTTTCTGGAGTCCACTTTGATTGAGGAGATTGAGAGGTTAAAAAATATAGACGAGAACTATTGGAGGGTTTATGGACTCGGAGAACGTGGAAAGAGTCGTGCTCTGGTGTTTAATTTCAATACTGTACCCAATATACCACCCAATGCAAAACTAATCGGCAGAGGGCTTGATTTTGGTTTTAGCAACGATAGTACGGCATTGGTAGAAACATACGTTGAGGGCGATAATATGTACGCAAGGGAGTTGATCTACCGAACAGGAATGACAAACCAAGATATTGGGAGAGAGTTGCAGAGGTTGGGATTGGATCGGAGGGAAGAGATCTGGTGCGATAGTGCAGAGCCGAAAAGTATTGAGGAGTTATTTAGAATGGGCTTTAATGCAAAGAAAACATACAAGGGTGCTATTAATTTGTCTATTGATATGATACGGAGATATAAACTCCACGTCACAGAGGACAGTATTAATATGATCAAAGAGTTAAGGAATTACAAATACATTGAGGACAAGAATGGTCAATTAACTAATAAACCAATTGATGCTTTTAATAACTCGCTTGATGCCCTGCGTTATTCTGTTGTCAATAAGTTAGGCAGACCTAAATATGGTACTTACGCAATACGTTAGTAAAAATTTTTTTTATTTTTTTTTTGCTTTATGCTTGTTTTATTAAATTTTTTTAATATCTTTGTTGAGTAATTAATTAAAACTTAAAAAGATGAAAGCAATTATTTGGAAAGACAGAACAATAACTTACAAGGTAGGAAATTCAACTTATACAGAAAAGATAGTTTTAGAAAATGAGGATTACTATACTGTTGTAGAAATTGGAGCAGGAGAGGAACTTTGGAATGCAGGGTACGCAGTAGGTAACAGAGTTTACAAAAACCCAATAGACCTAACAACAATATAAAACAAACAATGGGGGTGTAAAAACCCCCTTTAATTTAAAAGACAATGAGAACAGAAATAGAAATTATCAGAACAGACGAAGTCAATCACAAGGCAGAGATCATCGGATTGAATAATAACAAGGTTACGATTAACAATATAACAAAGGGGACTATTGAGTTTTGGGATCTGGAGGACTTAAAACAATGTTTAAAATTCGTTTAACAATGGATCTGGAGTTACTTAAACTATATAACAAGGCATTTAAAATGTTTCCAAATAGCAAACAACAATTAGATGTTAGAAAAAAAATACAAAAAAAGTTGTTAAAAAATTTGGATAAGTAAAAGAGACGTTTTATATTTAACGTAAGATAATTAAAAAAAAGACAATGAATTTTACAAATCAGTTTCCAAAAAAAGAGATCACGATCGAAACTACAAAAACAATCGGATCATTAATAGCAGACCACAAGGCAGTCGTTCATTACAGAGATTACAAAGGTTACAAGGATAGCGTTGATTACATAAAGTTGGAGGGAGACAAGAATGCTTGGTACGATATAAAAGCAGATTTCTTATACGACACTTTAATGGATCGAGTAAAAGATATTTACACAGATAGTTTCGGCAGAGTAATGAATGTTACTAAAATAAATTAAAAATAATTATTAAAAAATTTGGATAAAACTATTTAACGTATTATATTTAACGCAGTTAATAATTTAAAAGACAAAATAATGAAAACAACAGATTACATTTTTATCAATAAGTACAATAAGACACTTCCTTTTGGATTGGAGTATTATACCAATACTAATGGTGTTTTAGGTGTTGAATATATGGGTTTTGCTACTATTGGCGAGGCTATACAGTTTATAGATAATAGCGACTTATCATTTTACAAACAAAAATAATATATAATAATTTAAAAGATGAAAACAATTAAAAGACAAATTTTAGAATTTATTGCTAACGATCTAAATTTAGATATCAGCAAAGACGAGGTTCGATCTATTGAACACGAAATCAAAACAGGCGAAACTGACTTCACGGCAGATATTGACGGAGAAGAATACAGGTTTATTCACGAACACGAAATCTGGGATATTTATGTAGAAGCGATCAAGCAAACAGTTGAAGAATGTTACACAGGTAAAATGGAATGGTGGATTGCTATTGACTGGGAAGAAACAGCAATAAATTGCCACCAAGACGGTTACGGACATACGTTTGCTTCTTATGACGGAGTAGAACACGAAGTAAAAATAGACGGAGATATATACCACGCATTTAGAATATACTAATATGAGAACACAGTTAGACGATCTAAAAGACAAGTTAAAAGACACACGCTACAATCTAGCGTATTGCAAACACAAAGGTATAGAGGGGAGCGAAATGTACAAGTACCTTGTAAACAAGGAACAGGAGTTAATTTCATACATAAACAATATGAGATGAAGCGAAAGACAAAAAAAGATATTGACAAGAACATTAGGTTTTTGAGAGTTCCAGAATGGAAACAGATATACACCTATCACAGAACAAATAAGAAAAGCAGACAAACAGATATAGACGGCAAAAGATGACAACAAAAGAGAGATACGAAAAACATTTAAAAAGATCAAAGGAGTACGATTTAGAGTTCCAGACATTATTACAGGAATTAGATATTACACAACTAAAAAAAGATAGGTTGCAGATATTGTTTGAATGGTACGGACATTCAAGATCGATGCAATCAAAAGAGTACCAACAATTAAAATCAGAAAAATGAAAGAGTTTTATATACAAGACACCGATGCAATAAGTAATGGAACAGGAGAGGTTTACATTAGTTTTAGAGATGACGACAACGAGGAGGTTATTTTATATTGGAACGCTTATGCGTTATTAAAAGACATACCGAGTTTATTTGAATTTGCAAAAAGAGGAGAACAAAAGGAGGTTGAGTATTACAAAGAAAAATACAGGGCAATGGCAGAGGACATTGGAGAGATGACAAAGAGATCAAAGGGACGACCAAAAAAATAGTTATTTTGTTTTTTTTTAGTTAATTGGGGTTACAGAAATGTGCCCCTTTTTTTATACATTAGATTTCAGAAAAAAAATTTTAAAAAATCGTTATACAATTATGGAATTAGAAATTAACACACCAGATAGCTTAAATGACATCACATTAAAGCAGTACAAGGAGTACGAAAAAATACTTGATGCTAATAAAAATGATGCTAATAGCGAAAGGTTTATTTACCTTAAAATGGTTGAGATATTTTGTGGCATACCTTACGAATATGCTAACAAAATGCGACTAAATGATTTTGAGAGGATTGTATCAAAGATTACAGATGTATTAATCCAACAACCAAAGTTAGTTACTAAATTTAAAATGGGCGATAGCACGTTTGGTTTTATACCAAATTTGGAGGATATGACTTACGGAGAGTATGTTGATCTGGACACCTACATTCACGATATGGATAACATTGAGAAAGCAATGGCGGTGTTATACAGACCAATAGTCAAGGAACACAAAGACAAATACATAATAGATGAGTACAGAGGCGATTTGTTTCACGAAGCAATGCTAAATATGCCGATGTCTGCGGTTGTTAGTAGTGTGGTTTTTTTTTGGAGTTTAGGAATAGATTGCACGAGCGTTATGATGAACTATTTGGACTCGGAGGAGGACAGGGAAGTACAACAACTTCTACGGCAGGATTTAGCAGAAAATGGGGTTACTATGAGTCAATCTACACGCTCTGCAATGGAGACATTACGAAGTTTGAAGAGATAACAAAATTAAACATCAATTTCTGTTTAACAATGTTGGCATTTAAAAAAGACAAAGCGATGATCGAAAATGATAATATAAAGAAAAAATTTAAATAATGGCAGTAAACGAATATCAAGGAGCAAGGAGTTATATTGATGTAATTGAGATATTACGAAATACGGCTTTGTCTAATAAGAATATAAACACTTTTACTGTTGGGGACATTTCGGAGGTTGACTTAAATAAACAAACCATTTTTCCTTTGGCTCATACAATAGTCAATACGGCACAATTTAATAGCACGATCATTACATACAACATTACAGTTTTGTTTATGGATATAGTACATAGCGATAGCACAGATGATGAGCCGACAATATATTCAACAGACAATGAAATGTATGTTTTAAACACTATGTTAAATGCAGGAAACCATATTACAGACGAGTTCAATTCTGGAGATTTAAATGACGGCAATACAAGGATAATGAGAGAAACGGTTACGGCAGAGCCGTTTAAAGACAGATTTGAAAATCTGGTTGCAGGTTGGGCATTCACATTTCAAGTGGAAACACGAAACAATATAAATAGATGTCTTACTTAAAACACCTTAATACGGCTTTAAATGACTTTGGCAGGAATGTAATTGCAAAATCGAGGTCTAACCTCACACGCAAAAAGAAAGCAGATACTGGACGGCTCTATGCAGGTTTAGGCTATAAGACGATAGTTGGCGAAAAAAGTTCGTTTGTTATTTTTGATTTAGGAAAGTACGGAAATTTTGTAGATAAGGGAGTCAAGGGGAAAGACCCAAGCAAAGTGATCGGAGGGAAAAAAGCAATAAGAGGTCAACAAGCACCTTTGTCGCCTTATAAGTTTGGACGAGGAACATTCAAGGGGAGTTTTGATGATTTTGCAAGTAGTGTTGGAGATTGGGCAAAACGAAAGGGTTACAGATTAAGAGACGAAAAAGGTAGGTTTACAAAAGGAGATTACCAGACCATTGGGAGAATTATAGCAGGGAACATTTATAATAGGGGAATAAAGCCGTCTTTATTTTTTACCAACCCTTATAGCGTTTCAAAAAAGAAACTCCCTAAAAAGGTCGCTATTGCGTTTGCAATGGATTTGGCAGATGAAATTAGAGAAGAGTTTTACAGAAAACAAAAAGAACAAAAATGAGTACAATAATAAATGCAAGAAGTCCGTATTTTATCAACTTTACGTCCTCAACACAGGAAATAGAATTTGTAAGTATAACTATCAAAATATGGGACGGAAATAGGAATAGTCCACCTAGTGCTGTTGATTATCAAATTACAAAAACCCCTGCCGAAACAGGCACAGGCAATAATGTATATTTTGAATTTAGTGAATTAGTGCGAGATTATCTGGAAACAGATTTTTACGAGGAAGCAGTTGATGCAGTTTGGGTAAGGGTAGACTATGGAATAACCTACACATCTAGTTCAACCCCTGTACCGGGTTTTGACATATATCTAGCATTAGATGGATATGGTAATTTTGATGAGGGCGCAAACCCTCGCACGTCTATTGATCCGACAGATGATAGTTATACTCCAATCGTGTTGCAGTCTAATCTTTGCCAGTTTTATGTAAAAGGCAGAAACGTTATTATTCCTGTATTTTCAGAAACAGCACCGACCATTACAACAGATGTAATTGTTCCAAACTTTTGGCAGTTAGTGGACGAGTATTGGGAAGTACAAGGCAACGATTGGGAAGATAGCAGTACAGATATAGTAGTACAAAATACAGATGATAGCGCAGAAAAAATTTTCTATTTAGTAATAGACACAGATAATGTTGCAGATGGAGATTTAATTACTATTACAGTAAATAGTGGAGTAGGACCCCCGCAAACAGAGACTATTGTGCTTAATCAGTTATGCGAAACAAAGTACGAACCTTACAGGGTTATATTTTACAACAAGTATGGTGCGTTGCAAGACTTATATTTTAACCAAAAGTCAACAGTCACATTAAAATCAACAAGTGAAAAATACAACCGAAGTACAATAGACCAGAGCGGTACAGATATTACATATAGCACAACGAAGCATAACAAGATACGTTTCCAAGTACAAGGAGATGAAAGGATAGTACTAAACACCCCATTATACGATGAATGCATAAATCAGACGATAAAGGAGTTAGCGTTAGCAGAGTACGTTTGGGTTGAGGATAGTGTAAAGGCATTGCCTGTAATTCTCAAAACAGAAAGCATAGTAGAAAAGACAGGTGTCAATGACAAGGCGCAGATACAGTACCAGATGGTGTTTGAGTATGCATTTAACAAAATCAATAACATTAGATAATGCGTTTAATTCAATTATACATAGAGGGTAAGCGAGTTGACTTGTTTAAAGATGAGGTTGTTAGTGTTACGCAGTCAATTCAAAATGTTAAGGATATAGAAAAGGTGTTTACTTCATTCAGTAAAACATTCACAGTTCCAGCAAGTAAAAAAAACAACAGAATTTTTAAGCATTACTATAATTGGGATATTGTCGCAGGTTATGATGCAAGATTAAGAAAAAATGCACAGATAGAGATAAACGACATATTGTTTCAGAAAGGGAAAATTAAACTAGAGGGAGTAGATTTGCGAGACAAAAAACCCTATGCGTATAGAGTTACTTTTTTCGGAAGCACGGTTGAATTAAAGGATTTGTTAGGCGAGGATAAGTTAAACGATTTAAGCACGTTAACGCAGTACAATCAAGATTATACGCCAAACAATGTTGCTACTAGACTACAGAACGATTTTACATATACAGATGTTTGTGTGCCATTGATTACACATACTCAAAGATTGTATTATGATAGTATTGTTCATCAAAGCGGAGATGGGAATTTACATTGGCATACAGGAAATGGTAGTCATATGCACGGAGTAGCGTGGAACGAACTAAAATTTGCCTTACGAGTTAACAACATAATAGAGGCGATAGAAGATAGGTACACAATAGCAAATGGATATGCAACAGACTTAACATTCAGTAATGATTTTTTTAAAGACACAAGCAACAGTACATTCAATGAGTTGTTTATGTGGATGCATAGAAAAAGTGGAGGTGTAGAAAATTTAAGTGGCAACGTAGAAAGTCAAACGCTAGTAGATGGTTGGACAACATCAAGTGATACTTTTTGGGAAATAATAAATCACACATTGTACTATAATCCTCAAATTGGTTATACTTATATTGATGCAGGAATGTCAATAGATTTTACTACATCAGACGTAGATAGTTATAGCGTTCAAGTCGTAAGAAGTGGATCGGTAGTTGCAGGTTTGCCATCGGGTACAGGTAATAGAAGCTTGACCGTACCTTTTGCAGGTGTAAATTCATTGCAGGATTTTAAAATATACATCACGGCAGCAAATCAAGTAGATTTCGTAGACATTGAATGGAATGTAGATTACTATTATATACCCTCTAATCAGCCACAAAGTACACCAATATCGGCTAGTTTCCACCCTAATAGAGGAGCGTTTTCTACGTCAGCAGTTTTTACATTCGATTTTACGCAACAAATCCCAGATATTAAAGTTATAGATTTTCTTACAGGGTTGTTTAAAATGTTTAATCTTACAGCGTATGTTGATGAGGATAATAGCACAGCCACAAGTACGGTAATAAAAGTCCAAACTTTGGACGAGTATTATTCAACTTTCAATACTTATGATATTAGCGAATATGTTGATAAGGATAAAAGTGTAGTTGATGCCGCTTTGCCTTTTAGACAAATTACATTTGCATACAAAGATACCAAGACGTTTTTAGCAAACAGGTTTAGACAATTAGCGAACAGGGATTGGGGAGCAATAGACTATTCTACAAATGAGCAAGAATTAGCAGGATCCTTATATAAGATTGAGTTGCCATTTTCTCATTTTATGTTTGAAAGGTTAAGAGACCAATCGAACACGTCAAGTTTAACAGAAATACAATGGGGGTGGTCAGTAAACGAAAGTCAAAACTCCTACAAAGGAGCCCCTCTTTTATTTTACCCCAAAAGGATAGACAGTTTTCCTTTACGCATAAGCTTTGTAGATGACATAGACGATGATGGGGTTTTTCAAGATAAAACATTTTTGTATTATTATATAATCCCAAGTAATTCAGTCGAATTGTCTAACACAACAGATGACAGCAACATCAATTTTGAGGGAGAATTGAATGAGTACACAGGACAAGCATTCGAGGGTACATTGTTCAATGATTATTACAAAACATATATAGAAGATGTATTTAATGCCAAAAGTAGATTAATAAAAGTAACAGCATTTTTACCAATAGGTATTACATTAAAGTTAAAGTTAAATGACCAGTTACTAATCAATGGAACGAGGTACAAAATAAACAGCATAAATACAAACCTAATGACAGGAGAAAGTAAAATGGAATTACTAAATATAAATTCATAGTATGATTAAAAATATATTACAGGTTTTACCACATTGTAATGGAGAGACCGAAAACATAAGAATTGCACAAGGTAAAAATAAACTGCCTGTTACATTAAAAGATGGATATAAACAACTTGTAAAAGAGATACAATGGCTACGGAAAAAATAATTATAAAGATTGAAACAGGCTCGGCATCTAAACAGGTTGGCAAGTTAAACAATGAATTAGGGAAAACCAATAAGTCGGCTAAAAATACAAGCAAGGGTATTGGTGGAATTTTTGGTGGCATTAAACAAGGGGTTACATCAGCAATCCCTGCTCTAAATTCGCTTAAAATAGCGATGATAAGCACAGGAGTTGGTGCTTTGGTGGTTGGTGTAGGTGCATTGGTTGGGGTGTTCGCAAAGGCGGCTCAAAAGGGCGCAGAATTTAGCAAAGGGGTTTCAACATTACGAGCAGTTACAGGAAAGACGGCAGAAGAATTGGAGGCGGTTACTGAACAAGCTAAAAATTTAGGAGCGACTACGGCATTTACGGCTAAACAAGTTTTGGATTTACAGACCGAATTAGCGAAGTTAGGTTTTACGATTGATGATATTCAGAACTCAACCCCTGCGATATTAGATTTGGCGGCATCGTTGGAGGTTGATTTGGCAAGTGCGGCGGCTTTTGCAGGATCAACAGTTAAAGGTTTCGGATTGACAACAGAAGAAACACAGAGGGTTGTTGATGTGATGGCTTTGTCTACAAGTCGCTCGGCATTGGATTTTGAGAAGTTAAGAGAGTCAATGAAAATGGTTGCCCCCGTTGCGAGTGCGGCAGGTGTATCGGTTGAAAAAACTACGGCTTTATTAGGAGCGTTAGCAGACAGAGGGATTACTGGATCAATGGCAGGTACAGGGTTATCAAAGACCTTTATTGAATTGTCAAAAAAGGGAATTACTTTGGAGGATGCAATGGACAAGGTAAACAACTCGTCAAACGGATTGAATACGGCTATTGAGTTGGTGGGAATTAATGGTGCAAAGTCGTTACTTAACTTGGCATCAACAGGTAAAGATACGCTTAATGATTTAGAGAGTCAGTTTTTAAATGCAGGGGGATCAGCGAAACAAATGGCTGAAATTCGTTTGGACAATCTGGAGGGCGATATGACAAAACTCGGCTCTGCTTGGGAGGGGTTTTTGTTAGGTCTGGAGGACGGAGAGGGACCAATAAACGATTTACAGAGAAGTGTTGTACAGGGATTGACTTGGGCGATTTCAAATTTGGGAACTGTTGTAGATGTAATTGCGTTTGCGTTCAACGAAAGGTGGACGGAGATGAAATTATTTGTTGGCGGTGCTACTGATTTTATGGTTGGTTATTTGACGATACTAGGAAACGGCATAAAATTGTTTGCAAACGAGGCGATGTTAGCGTTGGCAGATGTGCCAATAATTGGTAAAGCTATTGACAAGGCAGAGGTTGAGGCAAATATCAATGAGGCAAAAGATGCGTTAGTCAAGGGATCGGAGAGAATACAAGCAGGTGTCGAGAAATTTAAACAAGCGGCAGTTAATCGTGTAACGGCTATTGCGAGATTTAATGCCCAACAAGAGGGTAAGGCAGAGAGAGTCCAACAAGCCAAAGAAAATAAGAAATTACAAGAACAAAAGAAACAACAAGAGGCGGAAAGTGAAGAGGACAGAAAAAAGAGATTAGAAGAGAGAAAAAAGGAGTTAGAAAAATTAGCCAAGATTGAACAGAAATTTGCAAAACAATCAGAGGATTTACAAGATAAAACAAATCTTGCGAAAGCACAAAGACAAAGAGAGAGAGCGTTAAAAGAAATTGAGGCACTTAAACTAACAGAAACAGAGAAGAGGGAGGCGATTAAGTCGGTCAATGATTATTACGACCAATTAGAAGAGGAGGCTAAAAATAAAGACACCGAAAAAGAAAAACAGGAAAAAGCAAAAAAACAAGAGGAGAGAATTGCAGAATTAGAACTTACCAAAGAGGAGGAGGCTTTGGGTTTTGAGGAGCAAAGAGCTTTGATTGAAGAGAGGAGAGCATTGTTGTTAGAGGACGAAACGTTGAGTGCTGAACAAAAACAAAACCTGTTAAACCAATACGCAGATGCAGAAGAAGAGTTAGACAAAAAGAAAGTCGCAAGTAAACAAGCGGCATTACAGGCGGTGGCAAATATAGCAGGAGCGGAGTCAAAAGTTGGACAAGCATTGTTGATCGCTAAAAATGCGTTAGCAATGAAAGAGACTTTAATGGATTTGAAACGTATTACATTTAAGGGTACAAAAGCAGTAGCAGAGGCAGGAGTTAATGCGGCTCAAAATGTTTCGGAAAGTTCAAAGATTGGTTTTCCCCAAAACATAATTACAATAGCAGGAGCAGTCGCACAGGGTGCATCAATTATTGGACAGGTAAAAAAGGCAGTTGGTAAAACAGGAGCGAGTGGAGGATCAGCATCTACGCCTACTGTTGCATCTGCCCCAAGGAGTCAAGCACCAACACAAGCACAAGCACCTGCTTTTAACATTGTTGGAGCAAGTGGAACAAGTCAGTTAGCAGAAGCAATAGGGGGACAGGAGAAAGTACCTCAACGAGCATATGTGGTTTCAGATGATGTAACAACGGCACAAGGATTAGAACGTAATATTGTAAGAGGTGCGGCTATATAAACACAAAATAAAAAAATAAAATCGTTATACAGATATGAAAATAATTGAGTTAATTTTAGACGAAGAGCAAGACAATTTTGTTGAGGCAATTTCTGTTGTAGAAAACCCTGCGATTGAGGAGGACTTTGTTGCATTAAAAACAGAAACAAAGGAGTATAAATTTGCCGAAGTCGATAAGGACAAGAAAATACTTATTGGACCAATTTTGATCCCTAACAAACCAATTTATCGAAAAAATGGAGATGAAGAGTATTACATTTATTTTAGTAGAGAGACGGTGCGAAAGGCTTCACAACTATACTTAAAACAAGGTAACCAAAGTAACTCCACTTTGGAGCATAATAGTGCGATTGAGGGTTTAACGCTTGTTGAGAGTTGGCTTGTGGAGGACAAAGAAAATGACAAATCCAATATGTATGGAATGGACTTGCCGTTGGGGACTTGGGTTGGAGCAGTAAAGGTTGAAAACGATGAGGTCTGGAATGATTATGTAAAAACAGGCAAGGTCAAAGGATTTTCTATTGAGGGTTACTTTGCTGATAAAGCCGAATTAAGCCAAGTCAATGAGGAGGAGTTATACGCAGACGAGGTTTTAAATGAATTAAAAGACGTTTTAAGAGGTGTTGAGTTAGAAACGTATAACGACTATCCAGATGCGGCAGTAAACAGTGCAAAACGGGCAATAAAGTGGAAAGAGGAGAATGGAAGTGATTGCGGAACGCAAGTGGGGTGGACTCGTGCAGGGCAGTTGAGTCGAAAAGAAAAGATTTCGAGATCCACGATTGCGAGAATGGCAAGTTTTAAAAGACACCAACAGAATAAAGATGTACCCTATTCAGAGGGTTGCGGTGGTTTAATGTGGGATGCTTGGGGAGGATCTGCAGGCATAAATTGGGCGATTAGTAAATTAAAAGAAATAGACAATAAATAAGATGCCGTTACCTAAACCAAATAGAGGAGAGAAAAAAAAGGATTTTATTAGCCGATGCATACAAGATCCAAACATACAAAAAGAGTTTAAAAGTACTGTTCAGCAAATAGCAGTATGTTACCAGATATACAATGAGAAATAGGATTTTTAAAACACCAAGCAAATCGAGTCCAAAAAACGGACGACAGGCTTGTTTATGTCCAGATGGAACATATAGCAGAAAATGTTGTGACGGAAGTTTACAAGCACAAGGTATTGGGAGAATAACAAAAGAAGCAAATTATTTATTGCAAGAAGATAGAAGTTTTATACTACAAGAAACAAACGATAAAATAAAATTATAATGGCAGATAAAAAAATAAGTGAACTACCTATCGCAACAGCTTTACAAGGTAGCGAGGAATTTGTTTTTGTTCAAGCAAATGAGTCAAGGAGAGTTAGTTTGAATCAAATAGACAACCAATTAATAGGACACGATCTAATGGTAAGTGCAGATACTACTATAAACCTAAATGATAGTCAGTATAAGGACTGGAAACTAATAAGATTGCAATGGAGTGGAGCGTCAGGTACTATGACCTTAAACCTACCACAAGCAGCGGAAAATAGAGCAATTAGAATAATAACCGATAGAACTTTTGAAACAAATACAAGAGTAAATCTAACACCTTCTGTTAATAACGAACTAGACGGCAGTACTGATGTTTACGAAATCAATAAAGCGTACGAGGGAATTTATATTTGGAGCGATGGTGGTGAGTGGTTTATTATTCAGAAAAAGGCTTAAACGCAAATTTTTTTTTATTAATCGTTAATTAATTATAAACATCAATTTTATGAATGCAACAGAAACATTGAAGAGAGTAAAAGCCGTACTTGGCTTAACGGTGTCTTTGGAGCAAATGAAACTTGACAATGGGACTGTGATCGAAGCGGAAAAATTCGAGGCAGGAGAGTCGGTTTTTATTGTTACAGAGGACGAAAAAGTTGCTCTACCTGTTGGCGAGTACGAATTGGAGGACGGAACTAAACTTGTAGTCGAAGAGGAGGGCGTAATTGCTCAATACGGAGACGGAGAAGTTGAGGAGGTCGAAGAGGAGGAAACCGAAGAGGTTGAGGCAGAAGAACAAAAAGAAATGGCATACGTTTCAAAAGAGGAGTTTATTACTGCTCTGGAGGAGATTGTTGCAATGATCGAAGACCTTAAAAATGACAAAGAAGAAATGTCAGAGGAAACCGAAACAGAGCAAACTGAAATGTCAGAGGTTGAAGAGGTTGAGGTTACAGAGGAAGAGGTTGAGCTGAATGCTCAATTATCAGAGCCTGCAACAGAGCCACTAAAACACGCACCAAAAGAGGAGAGCAAATTTACTCCTAAATTTAAATTTAACAAAAATACACATAAGTCGGCTTATGACGTTATAGTCGAAAAAATTAACAATTTTAATAATAAATAAAAATGGCAACAACAACATCAATTACAACTACCTATGCAGGACAGTTTGCAGGAGAGTATATCGGAGCAAGTTTATTGGCTGGTAACACTTTGGCTAACCAACTGATTACGGTTAAACCTAATGTAAAGTTAAAAGAGGTTATTAAGAAAGTAGATTACAGTTCAGCTATCGCTGATGCATCGTGTTCATTTGATGCACAAGGAGGAGTTACTCTAACAGAGAGAATTTTAGAGCCAACTGAATTACAAGTAAACCTTGAATTATGTAAAACTCCGTTCCAATCGGATTGGGAGGCAGAACAAATGGGCTTTTCTGCACACGACTCTTTACCACCAAGTTTTTCTGATTTCTTTATTGCTCGAGTACTAGGCGATATGGCATCAGTAACAGAAACTCAAATTTGGTCTGGAGCAGGTACTGCAGGAACATTTAAAGGATTTACCACTCTATTTGGAGAGGCTGATTTTGGAACAGACGGAGGAACAACTATCGCGCCTGCGGCAGTTGATGCGACTAACGTACTTGCTGAATTGCGTAAGATTGTAGATGCTATGCCTAATGCTCTTTACGGAAAAGAGGGTGTGCTTCTTTATGTTTCACAAAACATCGCTCGTGCTTATGTTCAAGCATTAGGAGGTTTCGCTTCTAACATTGGTGGCGCAGGTATCGATAACAAAGGTGCTATGTGGTACAATGGAGGTGCAGGACTTTCTATTGACGGAGTTCAGATTGTGGTAGCTAATGGTCTTGCTGATAACAGAGCAGTATTGGCTGAAAAATCAAACCTATACTTCGGCACAGGCTTGCTTGCTGATCACAACGAATTGAAGGTCATTGATATGGCGGACATCGACGGATCTAAAAATGTGAGATTTGTAGCCCGTTACACCGCAGGAGTTCAGTACGGAATTGCATCGGATATTGTTTATTACGGAGCATAATTTTCAAGGGGTGGGGAAACCCACCCTTTTATTAATCTTTTAAAAAAAATAACAAATGGCTTGTACACTACACAAGGGGAGATTAGAGCCCTGCAAGGATAGCGTTGGAGGATTGCAGGCAGTTTATTTCATTGACTACGGAACATTAGGAGCAATCAGTTATGCTACCGAAAGTGATGAGATTACTGCATTGGCAGGAACACCTACGGCTTTCAAATATACATTAAAAGGAAACTCAAATTTAGAGCAAACAATTACATCAAGTCGTGAAAATGGAACTACTTTTTACGATCAGTTAATTACTTTGACTTTGAAAAAATTGAGTCCACAATCACACGATGAATTAGCGTTGATCGCAGTAGCAAGACCTCACGTAGTTGTTGAGGATAATAACGGAAATGCCTTTTTGGTAGGTCTGGAATGGGGCGCAGATGTGAACGGCGGTACTGTTGTAACAGGTGCGGCAATGGGCGATTTGAGCGGCTACACTTTGACATTACAAGGTATGGAGAAGAAACCTGCAAACTTCTTGCAAGGTGGGGTTTCTGGAGTTGGGATTACAGTATCTACATCAGAGATTGACGATATCTAATATCAACTAACCAATAATTATAAGAGGGTAGCCGAAAGGTTGCCCTTTTTTTTTACGTTTTTTTTCATTTTTTTTTACAAAAGGCTTGTTTTATTAAAAAATGTTCATATCTTTGTGATGTAATTAATAATAAAAAAAGACAAAATTATGAAATCACAATTTGAAACATCAAAAGAATTTACAGAGATCAAAAACCATAAAATGATTGGAAAAACAATTACAAAGTGGGTAACAGGTTTAGAAGTTCAAGCAGTAGTAACAAGAGTTTGGGAGGATAAACATAGTATCTCAATGGAAACAATCCACGAACCTGTACAATGGGGAGAGGATCAGTTTACAAATACAACTTGTTCAATCAGAAAATTTGATGGTTGGATTGTTGGAACAGATCATTTAACAAAAGAGGATTTTATGAACTAATAAAAAAATAATAAATTTAATACCCCTGCAGAAATGTGGGGGTTTTTTTTTGTCTTTATGCAAAAAGTTCTGGATTTGTCGTTATACAATTATGATAGTATTAAAATCGACAACAGATGCACAAACATTCTATATTATTACGAGGGAGACCTCTGTTGATGTGGAAACGATTTTGACTGATGATATTACAGGAACTGAATATACAGGAGTTGGGGTTTATGAATTGTACGGAGATTATTTAAAGTGCAGTTTGGAGTTTGTTGGTTTATTAGAAAATACATTTTATACGTTGAGGATCAAAGACACGAACACAGAAAAAATAATTTACAAGGACAAAGTTTTTGTTACAAACCAAGTGATCGATCAAGTTAACCAAGACAGTTACACAATTAATAAAGATCAGTACAAACCTCAACCAACAAGCAATAATGATTACATAGTATTATGAGCAGGAGAAAACCAATACAAGGCAAGGTTAATGTTGTCAATTTGAGTAATTACACAAGCCCAAACATTCAAGTCCAGAAAAACGAGGATTGGGTAACGTATGGAGATAAAAACAATTACTTTAATTATTTATTAGACAGATACTCTGGTAGTCCAACAAACAATGCTATCGTGAATGGTATAAGCCAAATGATATACGGCAAGGGACTCGATGCAACGGACTCTAACAAGAAACCAAATGAATATGCGGAGGCAATATCGCTTATAAAAAAAGATTGTGTTAGAAAGTTAGCAAATGACCTTAAACTAATGGGACAATGTGCTATTCAAGTTATTTATTCAAAGGATCGTAAAAAGATTGCACGAGTTGAGCATTTACCTGTTGAAACAATAGCGATTGAGAAGTGTGACGAGAATGGAGATGTAAACGGATATTACTATTTTCACGATTGGGCGAAGTATAAGACAGGAGATGAGCCAACAAGAATACCTGCATTTGGCACGAGCAATGAGTCAATCGAATTGATTTACGTTAAACCCTATGTTGCAGGACATTATTACTTTTCGCCTGTTGATTATCAAGGAGGATTACAATATGCAGAGTTGGAGGAGGAGGTTTCAAATTACCACCTAAACAACATTATGAACGGCTTGGCACCAAGTATGTTGATCAACTTTAACAACGGAGTACCGAATGAAGAGGAGAGGGAATTAATAGAAAGACGTATTTTAGAGAAATACAGTGGCAGCTCCAATGCAGGAAAATTTATACTTTCCTTTAACGAGAACGCAGACACACAGAGTAGTATTGAGGCAGTCCAATTATCAGATGCTCACAACCAATATCAGTTTTTGAGTGATGAGTCAATGCGAAAAATTATGGTCGCTCACAGGGTTGTGTCGCCAATGTTGTTAGGAATTAAAGACAATAGCGGTTTGGGGAACAATGCAGATGAATTAAAGACCGCAAGCACATTAATGGACAATACGGTTATCAGACCATTTCAAGAGTTGCTAATCGAAGCTTTTGACGAAATTTTAGCATTTAATGGGATTAGTTTAAACCTATATTTCAGAACATTACAACCATTAGAATTTACCGAGATTGATAGCGAACTCGTGGACGATGAAACACAGGAGGAGGAAACAGGAGTTAAAATGTCGGAACAAGTCGAATTAACAGACGAGATTTCTACGGCTATTTTAAACAACTTAAAACACGATGAGATTGGAGATGAGTGGGAGCAGGTTGATGAGATTGAGTGTGATGGAGAGGAGTTTGACGATGAGGTTTGGGCGAATTATTTATTAAACCCAAAACAGAATTTGGCTCAAAAATTAGCAGGGTATGTTACTCCAAAACCAAGCGGATTTAGTTATTTGGACAAATCATTTTACAAGATCCGATACAAGTATTTTCAGAAAAAACAAAGTTCTGGGGATAGTCGAGATTTTTGCTCTACAATGATGAGCAGATTTGATAGTAAAGGCTACCCTGCGGTTTACCGTTTGGAGGATATTGACAAAGCAAGTCGAGAGGGTGTGAATAGTGAGTTTGGACATAAGAGCCAACCTTACGATTTATTCAAATACAAGGGGGGACCATATTGCCACCACGTTTGGAAAAAAGTTTTGTTTAGATTAGTAGACAAGACAATTGAGAGTCCAGAGTTTGCAGATTACAAGAGAACGAGAACAATACCAAAAACCTACAATATCAACCCACGAGGGACAAAGGAGTCGATTGTTGCGCCTATTGATATGCCGAACAATGGACACCACCCAAATTGGGGAGGCGGTAAAAAAGGAAAAAAGAAATAATTATGGCAACGGCATTATTTATTACACCCACAGATTTAAAAAGAAATTCGCTGATTGACGGCAACGTGGACATTGACAAATTTATTCAGTTTATAAAAATTGCTCAACAGATCCACATACAGAATTATTTAGGAGGAGCGTTATACGATAGGATTTCAGATGACATTACTAATGGTACATTAGCAGGGGACTATTTAAATTTAGTTAGTGATTACATAAAGGATATGTTAATACACTATGCAATGGTTGATTACCTACCTTTTGCGGCATACCAAGTGGCTAATGGAGGGGTTTTTAAGCACGTTTCAGAAAATAGCGAAAGTGTTACAAAAAGCGAGATTGATACATTGATCGATAAACACAGAAATTTTGCTCAATTTTATACAAGGAGGTTTGTTGACTATATGTGTTTCAACAATACTAAATTTCCAGAGTATAACAGAAACCAAAATGAGGATATGTACCCAGACACAGATGCTAATTTTACAGGTTGGGTTTTATGAAACGAAACAGTAAACCAAAAAAAAAGAATGTTGAGTTACTCAATAGATTTTTAAAGAAGAATGGCAAACGAGATATACGAACAGACAAATTGGGGATTGCCGACAAAAAATTGGGGTAACATTTATGAGGAGTACATTGGCGAATATTGGGCAAAAGTTGAAAGAACGTGGGACAAAATAGTTAGTTTCTGGAATTAAAAAAAAATAGAAAATGAGTACATTAACAGGACAGAGAATAAAAGATACGTATGACGGACTTCTAAAAACAGAAGACAGTACACAGGGTATGCCTGCGACAGGGCAAGTAATTATACAAGACGGTGTTGGAAACAATAGTGCAATAAGTATAGGTC